ATTCTGAAACTTGCCGAGTCGACGGAGTTTGGAATGAGAAGAATTCGGATGGGTACCCTTTCGTCAAAGTCCGTGTGGTTTCGGAACGTGTCCCCGAAGTTGGTGATAAGGTTTCATCCCGTCACGGACAAAAGGGAACGTGTGGCATCATTCTCAATGAGGAAGATATGCCCTACACTGCTTCCGGCCTGCGTCCCGACATCATCATGAATCCTCATGCTGTACCTTCGCGAATGACCATCGCTCAGCTGATGGAAACCATGCATGGCAAGATCTGTGCCGAGAAGGGTACGCTAGGCGACGGTACACCATACTCTCATCTGAAGATTGGAACTCTAAAGGAACACTTGCTGGCTCTAGGCATGCATCCGTATGGCAATGAGGTCATGTACAACGGTCAGACTGGCGAGATTATGGAAAGCGAGATCTTTATTGGTCCGACATTCTACCAGCGCCTGAAGCACATGGTAGTAGACAAGAAGCATTCGCGTTCTCGTGGTCCTATTGTGTCTCTGACGCGCCAGCCTTGCGAGGGACGGTCACGCGATGGCGGTCTTCGCGTCGGCGAGATGGAGCGAGACTGTATGTTGTCGCATGGTCTGGCTGTCTTTACCAAGGAACGTCTAATGGATGTTTCCGATCCGTTCACGACAGGATTCTGTAAGACATGCGGAACTTTGGCAGTTGTGAATCCTTTGGAAAATGTGTACCATTGCGGCAACTGCGGAATGAAAACTCACTTCGAAATGAAGACTATCCCTTACGCTGTCAAGCTTTGGTCACAGGAACTTGAGGCTATGCACATCGTACCCCGAATGGTGTTTGAGTAAACGTTTAAATAAATACAAATTAGCATACTAATGCTTACAACCGGTATACATGCCGGTCTAGGAAACCAATTGTTCAAACTAGCGTCATTAGAAGGAATTGCCCAAGAAACTGGGCGGTCTTTTTACATTCATCCGAGTATTGTTCAACGAAGTCCTCATTCCTCAAGAAGCTATTTTCAAACTATATTTAAGAACTGGAATCAGTATGTGTCTGACCAGATGGCTGTTATTATAAATGACGATGAATTTGCACATAAATTAAACTGGAAAGAACATATTCCAAATGAACCTAATACAAGTTATTGTATTGGAGGTTATCTCCAGAGGTGGGAATACATTCATCCGATTCGGGAAAGGTTTATTGAACGTCTGTCATTTAACGAAGATATTGTGAGCAAGTATCCGGATATAAAGGATATGTTTTTTGTTCATGTTCGAGGAGGGGACTATATCGGATCATCGTTACATCATGTTGACTTAATCGAATACTATAAAAAGTGTTTGGATGCGGTGCACCCACAACCTCTTGTTCTATTCACAAATGACAAGCAGTATGCCATGAAAATTATGGAAGGGAGGTCATTCCTTATTGCCGATGAGAATGAAGAGGATTCAATGTACTTGATGTCCAAATGCAAAGGTGGTATTATGGGCAACTCTACATTTGCATGGTGGGGGGCGTATATAAACCCTAATCGGCAGATATTCATGCCTTCAAAATGGTACTTGGATAATAGATTTGATTGTTCTGGGTACTTCTTTCCCGGATCTATTGTCGTAGAAGTGTGATGACTCGTTTCTTCGGTAAAGATAATGTTGCAGTACGTAGTTGAGTTTATGGGTACTCTAGTTGTCGTATATGCTTTGTTGCTCACCGACACGAACCCAGCAGTTATGGCCATAGTGTATTTTGCAGTGTATACGGTTGCAGGTGAAATGTCTACAGGAACGTTTAATCCTTTGGGAGCTTTGGGGTACTACATGATTGGTCGGATGTCATTACAGGAAATGGCCCTCAATGTTTCAGCGCAAATATTTGCGATGGAAGCTGCTGTTATCTCTTTCTTACCGATAAAGGCTTTCATAGGAGACTTGTATTAATTGTAAAATGAGTCTGTACATTTACGTCATTAACCCTAATCACCGTGAACTACAGCGTGACCATGTACGCAATCGTCGTGTCACAGATTCTGGTGTAGATCTAGTTTGCCAGAAAACCACTCTTCAGATTCTACCTCCTCCACAGAATCTGGGGCTAGAAATCAAGACAGGTGTAATTGCGGCTGCTCTGGATAATCAAGGTAACCCAGCACCTTACCTTCTTCTAGCTCGGTCATCTACGTCCCTAACTCCTCTGCGTATGTCGAACCAGATTGGACTCGCAGATGCCGGATACCGCGGCGAGCTGATTGCTAGGGTAGACTGTTTTGATCCGAGTATCTCAGACTATACAGTTGCGGAGGGGCGCCGACTCTTTCAAATCGTTCAGCATAATTGGCTGCCGTACGATCATGTTATTATGGTAGATTCTCCTGCGGATCTTCCGGCTGCTCCAGATAATCGTGGTGGTGGTGGATTTGGATCTACAGGCAACTAACATTCTCTAAGCAAGCCCTTTTAGCATAGTGGTATTGCGTTCGCCTTGTAGTCACTGACTAGTGAGCGAAAGGTCATGAGTTCGATTCTCATAGGGGGCACCATATGAACCAACCGGTTTTCATATGATGCTCTTTATACATTCAATGCCAGACATCGCTATTTGTTATTGGGGTTTGTCTCGATCAACAAAGCATGTTTACAAAAGTCATTATGAAAACATTTTCAATATTTTGAAGAATGCGGGATTGACGTATGACACATACTTTCATACTTGGGACGTAAAGATTAATCGTATTTGGGGTGAGGTTTCGCCAGTTCTTCCGGATCCAGAAGAGTATAAGCTGCTGGAACCGACAGTGTACAAAGTGGAAAGTCAGGATGATTTTTTGAATTCGATTACGTTCAGCGATTATTTCTATCAAGAAGCATGGGATAAGTATGGCGATACTCGGGCACCTGGAGGCGAATGGCCTGACTATATGATCAGGAATCATTTATGCGCACTAGAAAGCCAGAAGAGAGTTACACAAATGATGCTTGAATCTGGAAATTCTTATAAGTTTGTATTGTATGTGAGACCTGATGTCGAAATAGACACACCATTTCCATTTAAAATTCTTTCTGAAATTGGGTTTCGGTGTATTGGCATTCCGGATTTTGATCATTATGAGGGATATAACGATCGCGGATGTATAGTGCGGTTTGAGGACTGTGCTTTGTATGCCAAGAGAATTGACGAGATCAAAGAATTTCGAAAACATAATGGACGAATTGTTTCTGAAAAATACGTGAAGTTTATTGTGGATAAATATTTCAAGATGATTCCTATGCAGTTTATCTTTACAATTATCAGACCAAAGGCCTAATGAGCCAGAGAGAAATAGCATCGTGAATGACGGCGCCCCAGTATGCTGAATACAGGGATTGACCAAAACCAAATATCATCCCTAGAATGAGGATGATGGACCGCAAGAAAGTGTTCAGGATGGGGTTCGCGGTCGGCCAGAGTAGGACGTTCATTTGTCTCTACAATTTTTTTTTCTTGCTGTAGAGCATAAACACAAAATGGGAGGTGGTCTGATGCAGCTCGTCAGCTATGGCGCGCAGGATATTTACATCTCGGGCAACCCCCAGATTACGTTCTGGAAGATTCTGTACAAGCGCCACACGAACTTCGCCGTAGAGTCCATTGAGGTGACGTTCAACGGACAGGCGGACTTCAACAAGCGCGTAACGGCCGTCATCAACCGTAACGCCGACCTGATGTACAAGACGTACATCCAGGTTGTACTCCCTCAGGTCGACTGCTCTGCCGGTACGGGCCAGGGCTTCCGCTGGCTCAACTACATCGGCCACCGCCTGATCAACCAGGTCGAGCTGGAGATCGGTGGCCAGCGCATTGACCGCCAGTATGGTGACTGGATGCAGATCTGGACGCAGCTGTCGACGGATGCCGGTAACATCGCCGTGCTGGACTCCATGCTGGGCAACACGCACGACCTTGTGCTGATGAAGCGCGGCACGGGCCTCGCGCAGGATGCGACGTGCTCCAGCTCAGAGACGACGATCTCTTGCGTCCCCCGCTCCGGCACGCCCGCCAAGACGCTGTACATTCCCCTCCAGTTCTGGTTCTGCCGCAACCCTGGTGTGGCGATCCCGCTCATTGCGCTCCAGTACCACGAGGTGCGCATCAACGTCGACTTCGAGACGTGGCAGAACTGCATCTACGCCGAGTCCGCCGTAGGTGTACCCTCGACGTCCGGCACGGGTGTTGCCCAGTCGCTGGCCGCCGCCTCGATCTACGTCGACTACGTCTACCTCGACACGGAGGAGCGCCGCCGCTTCGCCCAGCAGTCCCACGAGTACCTCATCGAGCAGGTACAGTACACGGGTGCTGAGTCGATCACGTCGTCGTCCAACAAGGTCCAGCTGAACTTTAACCACCCCGTCAAGGAGCTCCAGTGGGTCGTCCAGCGTGACTCGTTCGTTGACTGCTCGACGGCTGCCTGGCTCGCGTCAGTTGGCGGTGCGCAGCCCTTCAACTACTCCGACGACTTCTCGACGGACGGCATGATCACGTCCCTGCTCGCGCAGGTATCGGGCGCCCAGGGCGCTGT